CAAGCATTTTGATTTAGAGGTAACACGAGATAACGCAAAAGACAAAGTTATTGAACTATCAAACGGTTCTACTATACGAATGGGTTCTATTAATCAAGTAGACTCAGTAGTTGGTAGAAGTTATGACTTAATTATATTCGATGAGGCAGCCTTAACAGATGGCAGAGATGCGTTCAATGTTGCACTGCGTCCTACACTAGATAAGGAAAACTCTAAAGCAATCTTCATATCAACTCCTCGTGGTAGAAATAACTATTTTGCAGAATTTTATTACAGAGGCTGGTCAGAAGAGTTTCCAGAGTGGTGCAGTATAAAAGCTACTTACCATGAGAATCCAAGAGTTTCAGAAGCAGATATTATCGAAGCCAAGAAAACAATGTCCCAGGCAGAATTTAATCAAGAGTATATGGCAGACTTCAATGTATTTGAAGGTCAGGTGTGGGCATTTAATCACGAAGAATGCACAGCAGATTTAACAGAATTAGATGTTAGTCAAATGGATGTCTTTGGAGGACTTGACGTAGGATACAAAGATCCTACAGCATTTTGTGTGATTGCCTATGACTGGGATCAACAAAAGTATTACTTAGTTGATGAATATATGGATGCAGAACGGACTACAGAACAGCATGCCGTGCAGATACGAAAATTAATTGATAAATGGGACATTGACTGGATTTATATTGACTCTGCAGCACAACAAACAAGATACGATTTTGCACAAAATTATGATATTAGTACTATTAATGCAAAGAAATCAGTACTAGATGGAATCGGGCATGTTGCAGGAATAGTAGACAATGATGCACTTATTGTAGACCAAAAATGTAAACAAGCGCAGATGTCACTAGATCAATACCAGTGGGATCCGAACCCTAATTTAATGAAAGAAAAACCAAAACACAATATGTCATCCCACATGGCTGATGCATTACGATATGCACTGTATACATTTGAAACTACAGCCACTACGTTTTAATAAGACCTGTAAAAAACAGTTCTTGACATATGATGTGACTTTTTGGTATAATTCTAATTAAGAGTAGAAATATGAAATTAAAAAGAGATTTAGTTAAATATGTACGAGATAAAGCTAAATCTAAATATAAGAAACAAAGTAGTTGTTATATTTGCGAAAGCAATATAGACTTAGATTTTCATCATTACTACGGACTGACCGAACTACTAGAAACTTGGTTGAAAAAAGAAAAATATATTATAGAGAATGAGCAAGACATACTAGCACTTCGAAAGTCCTTTATTGATGATAATTGGGAGAAAGTGTACGAGTATACTGTAACCCTCTGCCATAAGCATCATTTACGATTACATTCAATATATGGAAAAAGACCCAAATTGATTACAGCAGAGAAACAAAAACGTTGGGTCGAGAAGCAGAGACAAAAATATGGCATGGTACGATAGATTTTTAGGAAGAAGCGACGAAGAGAAGCTGAATCCTTCACAATATGTTATTTCGAGAAACGAAGGTTTAACCGTAGACTCGCGTGAAGTAATTACAAACTATCGAAATGCATACGAACAACTAGAAATCGTCAACAGAGCAGTAAATATGATTGTTGATGATGTTTCCGAAATACCTTTTTCAGTTGGGGAAAAACTAACTGGTACGAATAGCATACTTAAAAATATTCGTAAATCAAAAGTTAATTTACTTTTAAATGTAGAACCTAATCCTTTTCAGGATATTAGTACTTTTAAAAGAAACTTAATTATTGATCTAATGATTGATGGCAACATATTTATATACTTTGATGGTACTCATATGTACCACTTGCCAGCAAATAAAGTTACAATTTATACTGATGATATTAATTACATTGAAAAGTATACTTATGACAACAGCATAGACTATTCAGTAAATGAAATAATACATATAAAAGAGAATAGTTTTAACTCCATTTATAGAGGAACACCAAGATTAAAACCAGCATATAGAACTATGCAACTCCTTAGCAATATGAGAAGTTTTCAAGATAACTTCTTCAAAAACGGAGCAGTTCCAGGTTTAGTACTTAAATCACCAAATACTCTTTCTGAGAAAATTAAAGAAAGAATGTTACAAGCATGGAGTATGAGATACAATCCAACAACAGGAGGCAGACGCCCTCTCATACTTGATGGTGGTTTAGAAGTATCTAGCTTAACAAACATTAATTTTAAAGAACTAGATTTCCAAGGCTCAATAACAGCAAATGAGAAAATCATACTAGAAGCTATGGGAATACCACCTATCTTAATGGACGGTGGTAATAACGCAAACATAAGACCCAATCACAGACTGTACTATCTTGAAACTGTCTTACCAATCGTAAGAAAGATGGGATATGCATTAGAACGATACTTTGGGTTCTCACTATCTGAGGATGTAACAGGAATACCTGCTTTACAACCAGAACTGAGAGACCAAGCAGCTTATTATGCAACACTTGTTAATACTGGAATTATAAGTCCAAATGAAGCAAGAGAAGCAATAGGCAAAGAACCTGTAGATGGATTTGACGATCCAAGAGTCCCGCAAAATATTGCAGGCTCTGCCGTTAATCCCGAACAGGGAGGTCGACCAGAAGAGTCGTCACCAATAGAGGAAGAATAAATATGACAAAAGATATGATGGCTAAAGCCTTATCCGATTTTTTCGTTGAAGAAGGAGTCGAAACTATGGATTTACCAACCTACAAAAGCCATGGTAATAAAGTACCTGTAAAAGACTATTTGCTTAGAAGAGCATTTGGTTCTTGGAATAGAGTCCTTTCAGCTATGAAGAAAAGACATCCAGTTGCTGTAGTTGAAGCTCCAGCTCCTGCTCCCGCACCAAAGGCTCCTAAAGCCAAGAAAGCGGAGAAGAAAGATGTCAAGTAAAATTTATCATTGGACTAGCACTTTTAAATCACTAGGCGAAAACGAAGATGGTGGTGTAGATATTAAAGGATCTGCTAGTACTAATGCTCTTGATAGAGCAGGCGACATAATCGAGGCTGACGCTTGGACAAAAGGTGGTTTGGAAAACTATAAAGGTAATCCAATCATTCTTTTTAACCATAACTACGACAAACCGATTGGTCGAGCAAAAGATTTACAAGTTACTGAAAACGGCTTAGAAATATCTGCAAAGATTTCTAAAGCTGCTGGAGATGTAACACAATTAATTAAAGACGGTGTCCTTGGAGCTTTTTCTGTTGGTTTCAAAGTCAAGGACGCTGATTACATGACTGAAACTGACGGATATAAAATAAAGGACGCGGAGCTTTTTGAAGTTTCTGTTGTGTCAATACCTTGCAACCAAGGGGCAACTTTTGGACTAAGCAAGTCATTTGATTCTATGGAAGAATACAACAAGTACAAGCATACTTTTTATACGGCTAACTTAAACGATTCAGCAGATGCTGTTGAAATTGAGCAGCCAAGTACGGCGAAAGCCAAAGAAATGGAGACAAATATGTCAAAAGAAAAACAATCTCCTGAGAGCAACCCAGAGTTTAATCTTGAGTCGTTTGCTGCTGAAGCTGCTGAAAAAGCAGTTGCACAATATGCAATGAAACAAGCTGAACTTAAAGCTGCTGAACAGAAGGCTGCTGAAGAAGCTGCTCAAAAAGCAACTGAAGAAGCTGAAGTTCAAAAAGCCTCCGAGGAAGCAAAACAGGAAGAGCAAAAAACTGTAATCCAAGCCGGATTAACAGGTGCTGAAAAATTAATGTCTGACGTTGAGTCCAGAGTGAAAGAAGACTATTCTAACTTAGAAGGTGTCGTTAAATCACTTGAAGCACAACTTGCTGAGAAGTCTGAAGAAATCATGAACATTCGTGAGTCAAAAAGACATTTCTCTGACAGACAAGGTAACAACGGCGATTGGAAGAAATCCTTCGAGTCAGACATTGCAGATGCTAAATTTGCTGGTCTAGCTACTGGAAAAGGATGGGACACTCCAATGGCAAAATCTTTGATGGAAAAAGTAAATCAACATTCAGGTGTTGAAGTTTCATCTGCTGATTTCGAACAAGTTGTTTCAACAAATATCGAAAGAGATATCGAAAACGAATTAGTTCTAGCTCCTCTATTTAGAGAAATTGCTATGACTTCTGCGAATATGATTATCCCAATCTTACCAGATGCAGGTTATGCAGAATTTACTTCTAACCAAGCTGCTTCAGGTTCATCTCCTTATGGTAACTTAGAGACCAGAGGCGACACATACGGATCACCTTTTACTGGTGTGACTATGACTGAAAGAACTCTTTCAACTAAGAAATTGATTTCACAATCATACTTAGGAAACGAGACAGAAGAAGATGCAATCATGCCTATTCTTCCTTTGATCAGAGAATCTATGGTAAGATCTCATGCTAGAGGTATCGAAAATGCTATCCTAGCTGGTGATGATGCTGATGGTGTATACGGAACAAGTGGAGCTGCTTTTGAAGGGCTTCTACACTTAGCAAGAAATGACAGTGATTTTACACAGTCAACTACTGCTTTCGCTTCTGATACAGTTACAGCTGCAGAACTTCTCGCTTTGAGAAAAAATATGGGTAAATATGGTGTTAACCCAGCAGACGTAGTTTACATTGTTTCTCAAACAGTGTATTTCCAACTACTAGAAGATGCTGAATTCCAAGATGCTAACTTAGTAGGCGACATGGCTACTAAACTAAGTGGTGAAATCGGACAAGTATTCGGATCAAGAGTACTATTATGTGATGAGTTCGCTACTCCAGCAACATCTAAATTCGCAGCTATCGCTGTTAACCCTAGAAACTTTGTATTACCAAGATTACGTGGTGTAACCGTGGAATCTGATTACGAAGTTGCTGCTCAGCGTAGAGTACTAGTTGCTTCACAAAGAATTGGCTTCAGCGATCTAATCGACGCTGCTACTTCTAAGTGGGCTTATATGTATAAAGCTAGCTAATATCGGCTTAGACAGGATTCGTGGGGCGGCCTTAATCGCCCCACACTTTTAATTATGGCAAATTTAGTAACATTACAACAGTATAAGGACTTCGCAGGGATCACTGGT